TCGCCGATGAATCCGATAGCGGGGAACTTGGAATGCGTCGTTCCAAACTACGGGGTGTCGCCAAACGAATCGCTTTCCATGACAACGACTGAAATCTCCAGAGAACAGCTCTTGAAGGAAGCTCCGCAACTCGTCGAGTATGCTATCCTGCGGGGTTGGATGAGTAGGCCAAAGAGGCTCAAGTCACTTGATGCGCCATGGCACTCAAACGACGCCGGTCAGGTCCAGACGCTTACAGACGATGAAATACAAAAACTCAGGAAATCCGTCGGTATCGGTTGAACTCATCTCCGACGACGTAGAGATACGGATCGGGGAAACGAAATGGGCAGGCGTGGTCTACACGCGAGAGGGCAAATCAAAGGTGTACGTTCGAACGAAAGCTGAATTCAAAGCCAAGTTCACACCCGTTCTCCCCGGTGATAAACCCTGACCATTACATCGCCGCACAAGAGCAGCTCTTTGGGAAGTTTCAGAATCGCTCCATCAAGATCCAGCACTGGAGCAAGTACCTGATAACACCCAAAGAGCTGGCTCTCCTTTTCAGAAAGTTGGAAGAACACAAGTCGGTCATTCGCCAGATTGCCACCACAGACATCGGCAAGAGCGGCGACATAGCGCGCAAACACCTTGGAATCTAATGAATCAATCGAAATTCGACCGTGCAAGAGCATGGGTCAAAGCCACACCAGGAGCCATCGCAGGTCAGAACGGACACGGGGCGACATTCGCTGTTGCCACCGCTCTCGTTCACGGATTTGAGCTGACCAGAACGGAAGCTGAGATGCTTCTCTCTGAATACAACACGAAGTGCAGTCCTCCGTGGAAACCGAATGAACTGGCCCACAAGCTGAATCAGGCGCAGATAGTCTCGCACGACAAGCCGCGTGGCTGGCTTCTAGAGTCACACTCAAGCATCGGTCAGGGCGGCACCCCGGTGTCTCCAACCGGCAAGTTCGTGGTGCGAAAGATCCAAGCAATTCCGCAATCAGACTTCCGATTTTCAACCATAGATTTCTTAAAAGCCTGTTTCGAACCGCATGAAGTTGTCTGCATCTGCAACGACATCGTGAGCGACGAGGAAGGCAGGAGTAGGCCAGCCTCCAAGGGTACGTTCCTCAAGCGCGAGGAATGGATTCAGAATCACTTCACACCGCCAATTAGTTCCATGTGGAACGGTCCTGACAGCCGTGGCGCCTACGTCCGCATCAACCCATGTCTCGACGAGAGCGGCTCAGACTCTGGTGTCTCCGCCTATCGCCATGTTCTGATTGAGATGGACGAGAAGTCGAAGGACGAACAGTGGACAGCATTGAAGGAGTCGAAGCTACCGCTTTCGGTTGTCATCGATTCAGGCGGCAAGAGCTTGCACGGCTGGGTGCGCGTGGATGCGGCGAACAAGGAAGAGTGGTCAGAGCGCCGTGACATCGTTTACCGGCATCTGGAGAGCATCGGAATCGATCCGAAGAACAAGAATGCGAGCAGGTTCAGTCGCCTCCCTGGTGTGATGCGTAATGGCGCTGAGCAGAAGCTCTTGGCCGTCAATGTCGGCGCGGTGAACTGGGAAGCGTTCAAGGATGATCTGGATGCTTTAGATCTGCCGATGGAATTCACGCTCGATAGCATCATCGAGTACGATCCTAAGAACGATCCTGACAATCTGATCGGTGACAGATGGATTCGACGCGGTTCATCGCTTCTCTTCGTAGGCCAGAGTGGTTGCGGCAAAAGCTCGATGGCGGCGTATCAGGGTCTGAAATGGGCGTCGGGTGAATCTTGGTTTGGCGTCCGGCCCGTCCGTTCGCTAAAAGTGGTTTACATTCAGGCGGAAAATGACATCGCCGATCAGCATGACGCACTCAAGGGGGCGGCCCAGATGACGTTCGGCAAGGAGAGCTGGGAGCGAGGATTGCGGAATGCGAACATGCTCTTCTTCCGCGAAACGGTTCGAACGGGTGCTGACTTTGCCGTGATGCTGCGGCGACTCGTTCGGAAGACTAAGGCTGACTTGGTTTACATCGATCCGCTGCTTTCCTACATGGGCGGCAATCCGTCGGACATCGAGGTATGCGCGAACTTCACCCGACACCTGCTCCAGCCGATTATGATGGAGACAGGTGTTGTCCTGGTGCTTGTCCATCACTTCCCGAAGCCGAAGGGTAAGGACGACAAGCCTGAGAGCGTGGCAGATTTGGCCTACTCAGGATTCGGATCGTCGGACCTGACGAACTGGGCGCGTGAGGTGATTGTGATGAAGGAGGTTGGATTCCATAACCCTCGTCGTTTCATGCTCGGCATGGCGAAACGGGCTGACCGTTCCGGCATGACGGACAAAGACGGAAAAGTCACCGGATCGATTATGATCCAGCGCGGGTCGAACGGCGACATCTCATGGAACTACGCGGAGCCTGAGAAGTTTGTCGTCGATAAGGAGTCGGCGAAAAAGCCGTATTCCAAAGGCAAATATCCTAGGCGTTAGCCTCGCGAAGCGCGCGGCGACGGCCTTTGGCAGCAAGAGACAAAAACCGCTTCTTGCCGTATTTTTTCATGCCAATCGCGGCGGCAAGAGCCTTCGGATCTTTCACACCCTTCTTCTCAAGACTGCCGATCAGCTTTTCGAAACGTCCACCACCACCAAGTCGCATCTTGTCCATATCAGTTAGAGTTAATGTTTACCGACGAAATCACCATGCTTTGCAACTCCAGTGCCTCGGGGTTGTTTTATCCGTCGCCGTATCGCAGTTATGCCGCGCGCGGAAGTTCTTACGACGCTCAGGATTCGACTTCTTGATCGTCATGTTCGCATCGCCAAATCGGACCTTGATGACGTTTCCGCTGTCGTTCTTAACGTAGACAGCACTCTTCTTCCGCTCACCCGGCGTGTAGAACGGCTTGTTGAGCGTCACCTTCTTGCCCTGATAGGTGTTACCTTTCTTCTTGGAGAGGGAGGTTTTCATTGGGGAACTTCCTCTCGGTTCAGCATCAACCTGTCTCGTTCAATGTTGAGGATGCGAGGCCACAGCCTTTCAATCTTATCGATCTGAGCCTTGGTTGCCGCATCAAGAGGCCTAGAAACAATGTCGAGGTATTCAGGAGTTTTAAGAATCTTTCCAATAGCAGCGTCAACAGCTTCTTTCATCCCCTTTTCCATCGTTTTGTAAACACCGTATCCACCAAGCCCAACACCAGCTCCAACAAGACCTTTGTAGGTTCCGTATCCAATGCCGTATCCAACACCAGTCGCAAGTGCTGGAGCGATGAATCGACTGAAAACGCTGGGTTTTCCAAGGTCCGACACTTGTTCCAACTGGTTGGCAACCGTGTTTATTCGCTTGACCCCATCTTCTCCAAGCAGTCTTTGGGTTGCTTCGTAATACTTGCCTTGAGCCTCCTTATTCCCAACGAGAGAGGAAATCTTTTTGGTGTCGATCTTTGATCCGTCAAACGACTCGGAGATGATTCTACCGATCAACATGTTTTGAGCATCGTTGATAAGCTCCGGTTTATTTCTTCCGACAACTTCCATGAACCTCCTAACGCGATAATCCGAAGAAAGGCCAGCCCCCTTTCCTGGCGCAAGGAAGTCAATTAGATTTGAGGGCGTGAAATTTTCGAGTTGACCACCGGGTTGCATGGCCTTTTTGACAACATCGTAAAACTTATCCCGTGCCGCGCTTGTGCTTTCAACTGCTTGCTCAAGTGCTTTGTACAGAGGAACACCCTCTTCCGTTGTGAGTTCGCGAACCGCTTCATCCAGCTTGAATGTATCCAACGCATCTCCGCGAGCAGCACCAGCCTCGTTTACGCGAGCTTTAATTTTTCCGAGCGATTCGATGATTCGATTTTCACGCTCGATAACATTTTCAGCCCTTAACTTTGCCAGTTTTCCTGTGACTACATCGTTTCGCGCATTCAGTTGATCAAGTTTTTGCTGCGCCCCAGAAATACCAGAATCAACCTGTCTTTGAAGCTCCTTGATGTTTGAACCGATTGTTTTCTTTTCACCTTCAAGCGAAGCCCGTTGGCCAATCAAAAATTGATACTTGCCTGCAACTTCATTGATTTCAGAAAGGTCTGGGAAAAGTTCATTCACCACTTCTTTCTGAATTCCAGTGGCATATCCGCCCTTTCCTTTTGCAAGAGAATCAAGGAATTGATTTGGGTTTTCACCTTTGACTTGAGTGTAAACAAAGGCTCGAAGACTTGGCTCAATTTCACCATACCTGTTTCCAAGCATGTTCTTCAAGAGCCGAAGATTTTGCGCGCCATTTGCGCCAGAAATCGTCGAAACAATTCCTGGCATTCCACCAGACTCTCCAGCTTCCCTCAAAACCTTGTCAGCAAAGAATCCTTTGAATCTGGAGATTCCGGTGCTGTAGAATTTGTTTTCAGCATCAAGAAGATTTTTTAGGTCAGGATCGGAAGATTTAGATAACGCTTCGTTTAACCTGTTATTAACATTATCCAACCGCTCGAAAACTGAATAGTCAGCTTTCTGAACTTGCTTGTTAAAATCGATTTCCTTAAGGATTTCGCTTCGCTCTTTTCTAAGTTGATTAGCAGTCTTAACAACCTCAACTTCTTTTCCATCAGCACCCTTTTCTTTTACAGTTATTTTTGCCTCATCAAGTTTTGGCTCAAGTTTTCCATAGCCCTCTTCGCTTTGTTTCTTAAAAACTTCAAGCTCCTCACGGGCAACCTGCTGAATTTGCTGGCCAAGTTCCTCGCGGGAGATTCCTGCGGAAGGTCCATAGCCAGGAAGCGCACCAGCCTCTATGTCCTGAATGCGCTGATTTATCTGCGAAATTTCCCCATCAATTCTATTTCGTTCAGCGGAACCACTCGGAAGCGAATCTCTCTGAGCCTTTAATCCTGCAATTTGATCGATCAGCGGTTGAGAGTCAGTGGTGTATCGGCCCTCGTAAATACGAGCAAGATCAGTCAGTCTCTTGTTTCGAGTTGCCAGCCTTGAATCAACTGCATTCTGAACCTTGTCCAGAAGCGATTGAGACTGGTCTAAAAATCTGTCAACCACATCGGCAGAAATCTTGTCTGCGTTCTGAACATAATTTCCAAGCTGAGTCTTGATTGAGCTAGAAATCTCATCGGCAGGAAGACCAGACGAAACGCCTCTCGCAAGAGATTGCGAAACAATGTCTGAAATGTTTTTCCTGAACTCATCAGGTCTAAGGCCAGAGTTTGGAGAATACAGAAGCCTAGCAATTTCATCAGCCGATTGAGTTGCCAACCCTTCACCGCCCTGACGCTGAAACTGCCTTAAAACCTCCTGTTTTCGGTCCTGAATGAACTGCTGTGTAAATGGCCGCTCAAACTCTGCCGCTGCTTGCCGAGCATACCGTTTGGCACGTTCAAATTTTCCAACGGAATTCAACGGTCCAGCCAACTCTTCAGCCTGAACACCTTTAGCCCTGCCCAATGCTCCAGCGGTTCTAAATCCAATGCTGGCAGATGGAGTTAAAATGCCAGCCAATCCGGTTGAAAGAAGAACGTCGGAAAGGTCCACACCTTCATCGAAAGCGGCCTCAAGTCCAGATTGAGCGGCAGCAGTTCCAACAGCAGACCCTGTTTCAAGAGCGAATTGAGCCAGTTTGCTTGCACGTTGGCCAACCGGAACTCCTGGGACAGCTCCAGCCATCATTTCGCCAAATCTGTAAGGTTCTGGAGAAATGGTTTGAGATAATAATTGGCTTCCAAGTCCAACGCCGCTTTCAAAAAGAAGCCCTGTTCCAAGGCCCATTCCAGCAGTAGCAGGTGCAGCTAGAAGTGGGGGAATCATTGCGGCACCAAGCGCAGCACCTCTCCGCATTCCGCGAGCCTCTGCGGCACCACCTCTTGTGAACTCGCCGGACGGCTGAAGTCTTCCGCCTTCAAACGGAGCAAGCATTCCAGTCGGCTCTGCCATTTGCCCCATTGTGCCGACAAAACTTTCCATCCCGCCAACCTTGCCAGCATCCTGCACAGCTCGATTCAACTGAGCGGTCGATCCGACAGCGACAGCGGCTTGAGCTTCAGGAAGCGCAGAAACCATTCCCTGCTCCTCGCGACGCCGCATCTCGGCAATCGTGGCGGGAGCGGCAGCTTGCTGCTGTCCGCCAAGCTGAGAATCATAAGCTACAAGTGCATCAATGTCCTTTTGAGTTGGTGGATTTGGATTGTTCCACTGATACTCTCTTCCTGAAGGCGATGTAAATGTTGGCATAGATTATTTCATGCCCCACCCAGATGGGACGGAAATTTGGTTGGTTTGAGAGGGTGAAAATCCAGTTGGAAGCGACGGAGCAGCTACAGCAGCCGGAGCCGCCGGAGCTGATTGCTGCTGCTGGCCAGCCCTTGTCGGGAACTTGTAAAGACTCGTGGATGAAGTTCCAAATGGAGTCTGAACCCACTCTTCAGCAAAACTAGGAAGATCGCGGTCCATGTTCCTTTGAATTACGCCACGAAGACCCTCTTCTTTTCGGTTTCTAAATGCTCTCAGCTTAACTAGAGAATTTTTGTCAAGTCTGCTACCGATTTCGCCTTCGATTCTTTTCCCTTCTTGCTGTGTAACGGTAAGTCCAGAGGTTGTGGTTCCAACCTCGTTTAACAAACCATAGAAATTGGAAAGAAACCCAAGTGCTTCTAGTTTTTTAGGATCTGATTCTTTTGCAATCCTTGATTTTATTCCATCAACAGTTGTTGGAATAATGCCTAGATAGCTAGTGAAATCGACTTTGTTTTCTTTTTCAAAATCGGAGATATTATCCAAAACAGAATCTACAGCCTCAACAACTGCAAAATCGTTATTTATCTTCTTTGAGATTGGCGCATCAAGCGGCTTCAGCTTCCCTCCAGCTTGAGACAGTTCATCGCGGAGTTTCCTGATTTTGGACTCACTCAATGGCGCGCCAGCCGCCTCCGCAGCAGCTACCTTAGCTTTGATGATGTATTCTGTGTTCTTAATTACAGCGGTAGGAACGCTTGATTTTTTAGCTTCAACAGCTTCCTGAGCGGATTTAATTGATTCAGGCAGATATCTTTGATCCTTAGGGAGCTTCATCAATTCAGTCGCAACATCTTGACCGACGCTTTTGATTATTTCTTCAGCTCTTCTGGCCTGTTCCATTTTAGGGCCATAAGAAGAATTGATTATTTTAATTTTTTCTGGGTCAGGATTACCATACTGATCCAAGCCGTTGTTGTTATCCCAAAGAGCTTGATAATCGTTGTTTTGCTTAGCGTAATCATTTGCAGCAGTGAGCTGTCCAGCAAGCGCACTTCTACTTGCAGCCAACCCTTTCATTAACTTTGAACGCTCGGAAAAGTCATCAAGCTGCTGACGATACTGGTTCAGGACCGCTTTATTCTGAGGCGCAGAAACTGGAAGGAATGTTGGAAAAGGCTTTGTTGGGTCAGCGTAAAATTCATCAACAGCTTTTACGTTGGCATCCATGTTTTTGGTGTCATCAAGAAGCTGCCTTTGGTTCTTGATAGCGTCAGCCAATTGGATGTCGCGTATCTGATTTTGCATAGCAAGACCCTGTTGCTGAAGCAAAGATTGCGCGGTCTGCTGCTGGAACTGCTCCATCATCCGCTTCTGCGTCTGCGCGCGGTCGAACAGAGATGCGCCTAGCTGAAATGCTTGAAGAGTTTCGTCGGCCATAAGATTAGAGTCCGAAGTTGGACGAGCTGTATTCTGGGAATAGGCTGGTAGATTGCGGACCTATTTCAGAGATATTTGTTCTCGGGAAGGAGTAAATCTCAGGATCGTTCTGCGGATTGTATGAACCGGAAGAATATCCTCTTGGCATCTGCTGCATCAACCCGCGCTGCGTGTAAGCACCGCCAGCGAATCCACCGGCAGAAGAAATCGCACTTCCGATTGCGGCCATCGTAGGATCGGGCATCGCAGCCACCTGAGCGGCTTGCAGGTTTCGATTGTACTGTGCCTGCTGCTGCTGCTGCATCACGCCGACGCGCTGCGCCGGGGTGATGAACATGCTGCTCACCGAGAACGGCTGCGTCATTCCGAATGCTCGCTGCTGCTGGATGAAGTTCTGAGCTTGAGCAAGACCCTGATTCTGAAGCTGCATCGACGTAATGCCCAAGTCGCGAGCGGTCAGCGCACGACCAAATCCAGATCCTGCTCCGAATCCACCAGACAAAGCGCGTCCAGCGGTCGAACGCTGAACCTGAGCGGAAACCTCTGGCGAAATCTCACCGCGCAGAGCTGCTCCGATATTCGCGCCAGCCTGCTTCACAAGCTGGTCATAGCCGGGAATCGCGCGACGAAGCTGCGCCTCAAGCTGAGACTGCTCGGCGGCGGTCGTCTTCTGCGCCAATTCGGTGGCAGGTTCGAGCGACGCGATGTTCTGCTGAATCGCCTGTCGCTGCTCTGCCGCGAAATCAATCGGCTTAAGCTCTGGAATCTTTGGCTTGCTGCCCTTGCTCAGTAGGCCACCAAGCAAGCTCGTTCCGCCAATGATTGCTGCACCACCTAGAATAGCTCCCATAAATCAAAAAACCTCCTTCACAAGACGATTGCCATTCTCAATCGAGAACACCTTCTCAGGTTCGTGACGTTGGATGTTCATGGTTACCAAACGCGCAGCCTTCTCTTCTGGGAATGCTCGCTCGTTCTGGAAGCAATGAACCCACACACGACGCAAAGTATCCAACTTAAAAAGCTCGTTCTCCTCCACGATCATCACGCCGTGAAGCGAAGCCCACGAATCAGCGTATTCGCGCAACGCCTGAACCGAA